TCGTCGTAAGGGTGTAAGTCATCGTCGAATGAGAAGAGCATTCACTAAGACACCTGAGGCAGAAGTAAATTACGAAGATATAGTGGGATACTTTTCAGGTCTTGAAAAGAGATTGCGAAACCGTGTTCTTGAATTAACTGATACATCATTCATGCAATGGGATGATATGGATAGAGAAAGTCAAGAAGAACTTGTTCAATCGTGTATGTATGATATGTTTGAAGCAGATGAGACATTCTACGCTGCTGGGGAAGATGCAATAGAAGATTATTATTCATTACTCGACGATATGGAATTCGCCCTTATGGATATTGTATCATCATTCGTTCCTGCTATGGAGAATTACACGGTCATACTCGCTACACATATGGCGATGATGGATGAATCATGGGTTGTGACTGGAGAACATATGGACATGGCAAAGGATATTTTGTATGACTTGTTCAAGAATCTCATTGGGTGGCTAGAAGGTGAAGTTGAAGTCGGTGCTAAGGATGCAATCAAAACCATGCATCGTAAGGAGTGGATTGAAACTTACCGCGCTATAGCCCCAGTAGAGTTAGATAAGAGGGGAGAAGACTGGAGGTCCAAGACAAAGATGGTGAAGCATTTCATGACGGTTCATCAAGTAACTCAAGGTACTGCTTTCAATCGGTTCAATAAATGGGCGCAACATCTATTCGATACAGCCAAAGATGGTAAGCGTGTTTATCTAAGATTAAAGGATGAGGTGGTTTAATGACGGACGAGGCAATTGACGAAGAAATAGAATGCGAAACCTGTGAAAGGGATATAGAAGATAAGAGTGATCTTGATGGTAATAACATGTGTAAAGTATGTCGTGAAGAAGCATACTGGCAAAGAGAGATGCATAGCGATTTGATATATTGGGGTAGGTGAAACAATGAAACTAGAAAAGTGCTTTTGTGGATGGACTGGTCCGAGAGGAACTATGTCGAAGGGGGGAACTCCTTGCTGTCCTATTTGTAATAGGAATTTTAGTAATTTCAAATGTGAGGGGTGTGGAGAATAATGACGGACATAATGGCATTGGATATTGAAACAGGTAACTACTCATGGGAGATTGGTGGTTGGGATAAACACTCACTATTTGAACCAACAGTGGTTTGCACATGGGATGGAAGTGATGGTCATGTATTCAGCAAAGAGGATATTGAAGTAGAAGGTGCTCAAGTCCATCCACTTCATCCTAGAGAATTGGGCGATCATCTTCAGAAGCATATAGATGGCGGTGGTCTAATCCTCGGTCATAACATACGCAAGTTCGATCTCCCAGTACTTAATGCAGCATTAGATTGTTGGACAGCAGGAGACTTGATGTCTAAGTCTGAAAGCATAATAGATACAAAAATACTGGTAGGCAAAGCCGCTACCTCTCATGGTAGTATAGCAACTGCCCTTGATGTTTTGGCACGCACTACTCTTGATATTGGAAAGAGTATGAAGAGTGCAGATGCACCCGAAGCATGGAGAGATGGCCGCTACATTGAAGTAGCAGAGTACTGTCTAAAGGACTGTCGATTGACCTTTGACCTGTACCAATATGGGCGGGAAAATGGCATCGTAAAAAGCAGGTCGTTGGAGGACGGCTCAATAATTGAACTAGAGGTAGATTGGATATGACTGAAAATAAGAATCACAACGCACAACGTATGAACATAGAAGCGGTAAAGAGAATAGTCGGTACTGTAAAGACTACTCTTGGCCCTATGGGAATGGACAAGATGATGGTAGACGGAGCAGGTAACGTGATAGTCACCAACGATGGGGCTACTATACTACGTGAGTTAGATAGTGCTCATCCTGCTGCAAAGATGATTGTTGAAGTTTCAAAAATGCAGGAGGCTAATTGTTACGACGGTACAACAAGTAGTGTAGTATTGGCTGGACAATTATTAGCGAATGCTGAGAATTTGTTCGATAAAGGTCTACACCCGAATGTAATCAACAAGGGTTACACACATGCTATGAACATGGTATTGGAAATCCTCCCTACACTTAATTCAAATAATTATAATCTCCAAGACTTAGCACGTACTGCTATTACTGGTAAGTCATTAGAAGCATCAGAAGATAAGGTAGCGGTACTTTGTGTTGAGACCATCAAGGCAGTAGGCGATGTATCAGATGTAAAGGTACTAGCAGCACCCGGTGGGTCGTTAACTGAATCATACTTGTTTGACGGTGTAGTGGTTAACAAGGACATAGTAACTCAAACTAAGGACTTACCCGAATCTATGAATATACTTCTAATCAATACCGGATTAGAAGAGCAAGCGCAGAATACTTCGGTACAAGTTCAGGTTGATGCTGCTTCATATTCTACAGTAAAGAATGCAGACAGAGAGCATCTTCTAGCATCTGCTAAACATATTGTAGCGAGTGATGCGAAGATCGTATTCGTGCGAGATGGTGTAGATGATACTGTTGTCTCTTATCTATTGAAGAATGGAGTATTCGTATGTCGTCGTATACCTCCGAGTGCAATGAAGCGTCTTTCAAACGAATTGGATTTAGAAGTTCATCAAGTAGCAGAAGAAGGAATGGAAGCAGTTGTTGGTAATGTAAATAAAAGGCGTTTCAATGATGTGGATTATCTATTCGTAAACAATGTTGTGGATGAACACAAGGAGGCTACACTGATATTATTCGGTGCAACTCAATCTACACTTGATGAAGTACAGCGTGGATTCGATGACGCACTGGGTGTTGTCTCTCTCGTGAGTAACGGAGATGAAGTATGCGTAGGCGGTGGTGCTACATACCTCGCTCTATCTGTTATGATGCGCTCTCGTGCTGCTGAGGTAGGAGGGCGAGCACAAATGGCTATTGAAGCATTCTGTGATGCATTGGAATCTATACCGAGTACTATCGCTGAGAACGCAGGTCATGATGCATTAGACACTGTACTGGCTATGAGACACAAGGTAGTAGATGGGGACATCTGTTACGGTCCTGATACCGAGAACGGTGGTATTTGTAACATGAATGAGTTATCTATCTTTGAACCAATGTCTCTTATTCGTAGCGCTGTAACAAGCGCAACTGAGGTTGCTACAGCCATCCTACGCATCGATGATGTAATTGGGAGGCGTGGTGATGGGCCGTCTGCTTGACCGTCTAACAGTGAAATGCAGAGTATGCCGTCATGAGCATATACCTCGCCGTCTTCAAGCGCGATTCTTAGATGGAGATCGTAAGCGCGTAAATATTTGGTGTTGCAAAGAATGTGGCCATCTGTGGATAGATAGCGCACTTAAAGCAGACGTACAAACGTCGGATCGGTAGCATGACTAACAGTGCAGACAAAGCGAGCATAGCCTCCATCTGAATCAGCGGTATCACCAATAGCAGATGTCGTTGAGTTCGTTAGTGCAAATGTTCCTGTGTTGGACCCATGAGTATTCTTTATCTCAATCACATAACCTGCTGGGAATGGACCGCTTGTAGTAACAGCAAATGTACCACCGGGTGTAAGCACGAGGATATTAGCATCACTTGCAGTGAGGTCAATTGATGTCGCAGTGCTAGTCAATACACGATCAAACACAGACCTTGTATATCGAGCCGCATGAGTTGCACTGTAGTATAGTACGTCCTTATCGTTATCACCAGCAGTAGTACTACCTATCTGACCACCGAAAGATTGCCATAGAACTCCAGTGCCACCAAAGTCCCCATACTCACCACTACCATGTACTTGTGCTAGTGCAGTGTGTGTTGCTACCTCGGTAGTAGCACTCACAGCACCGCTTGTAACAGGAGAGAAATACATAGGTGTAGGGCGGATAAATACACGCTTATCATTTCGCTCAGATTGAGTAAGATTGAGATCATTAGCCCCAGCAGCGCTTCCGTTGTATGTTGCTCGTACTGTCCCAATCACAATACATTGTTTGTTATTGGTCCCTACACCATCTTTCAGATATGAAGCAGCAGTGCCACTAATGGATGCATATACACCTGTTGCAGTGGTAACTGGTGTTGCTTGAGCAAACATTACGTATGGTGATTTAGATGTTAGAACAATAACAAAGATGCACTCTTTACCACTTGTGAGTGCAGTAGTTGAGCCAATCTTAGAACTACTACCTGATGTTAGACTGATGGTTGTATCTCCAATAGTATAGAGAACACCATCCAAAACATAACTACAACTCTCAACAGTGATTTGATGCGCGGCTGAACTACTAATTGCCCCAGCAAGTTGCGCTGGTGTATTCCTGTTGCTGTCTCCATATGCAGTACCATGTGCTGATAGTAAACCGTTGCCATGAACCCCTTCATACAAGTTAGTTAATGATGGAGAAAGAATATGATCTCCATCACGTAAACCATCATTAGTCCCAGCGGTGTGTCCTGAAAGTGGATTATCAGCCATTACTTCACCTCAATTAAAATCTGCACCCGCATCTCATTTGATGTTGTCTTAAGCACAGGTGCTATCGTGTGACGTGCAACGGGTGTAAAAGAACTTGCCCCTCTTAATTGCACAAATACTTCCTTTAATGTTTCATCAAAAGATTCGTTAGCAGAAAGCATACCTTCTACCAAGATAGTAGAGTCATCAATAATTCTCACTGTTGGGTTAATAGTAACTGCTGGTCTTCCTGTTGCTCCGTCTGAAGATGTCGATGGTGTGCCATCAAATCCTATTACCATTTCATTTATGTTAGATACAAGAGTGTCTAACAGCACTCGCTTTATGTGGTCACTTACTGGCATTTATGCATCACCTCTGAATACTACTGGTGTAGATTTACTTCCTCCTACTGTTTCTTGTGAACTCGTTGCACCGATAGTTCCTCTCGCCATAGCCTGACCGATAACAAACCCTGTACCTAACGCACCATGTTGTTTCACTTGAATGATTGGGATGGCTCTAATTTTCAAATCAGCAAATAATGATACGTTGAGTTCATTGATTTGCTCAATCTCAGCCTTAGCCTTAGCAGATAGAGACATACCTTCATTGATTCTTTGGAGAACTCCTTCAATACCAGTGTCCACCATAAGGAAAACAAAGTTACTCTGACCTGATGCTAGTGAATGAGTTGCCTCGGTGATAATACGTCTTTCTCCATCGTACTCGATTATCTTACCCGGTCGAAGATCCCATGCTTCAGGATGTCCTTTACTACTCTTACTTCCTGATTCGAGATTGTTTGCTTTCAAAATATTGAGAGCAACACGACGTGCCTCTCTGCTACTGTTCACGGTTATGTCTTCAATAACTTCAGGAGCAGCCTGTATATCTCCAGCACGACCACTCTGCCTTTCTCCATCATTTACTAAGGCATATGCTGATTGATTTAACGCAACGGGTATTCCCTGTACTGCTATACGATTAGGAGTGTTGGATATAGGATTAGTTACACTTGGGCCGAATCGAGCATTAGAATCCAAGACTCTACCAGCACCACCAAATGAAGCAGGAATGTACAACATATTCCCGTATTCATCGAAGTAAACAACGTGGTTATCATGCCTTCCAAGGAAGCGCAACGCCTCCATTAGATTCACATCATAGAAATCAGTAGCAACAAACTCAGTGCTATGCTTTCGCCTATCACTCACTGCATTTGTAGGAGTGCGAGGGAGAGCAATATTCACAGATGTAAGTGAGTCTTCTATGACCCGACCAAGCCTTAGTGCCATATCTGTTGTTCTTAATCCTACATCCACTGTTTGTCCTAGATATCCTTTCGTGGACTGGAAACCAAGGTCAGCAGCAGTGCCTCCCTGTAAATTGCGTAATGTGAGGACTGAGCCTTCAGTTGAGGTTAGAACTGAAGAAGGTGCAAGGCGCAAAGAAGGATCATCTTTCGCAAAAATCAACTGCGGAGTATATGAAGCAGCAGTGCCATCCAACAACGACCCCATATAAACCGAGGTACTTTTCTTCTCATGACCATCGACTTGTGGTTGCATTACTCTCATACCACCCTCTATCTCAGTCAACTCATATTCAGTCTCAGGTGTTAGAGCATAGTTGGTAGAGTTACGCTGTCGGATCGTAACCTTTTGCTTGGTTGCACCTTGATGTGTAATCTCACCGAGATGTAGAGCGTTGTCCACGAACTTAGGTTTACGCACATGTTTCATGACGACATTGCTATCACCAGTCAATCGTTGCTTGGCGAGGTAAGGCATCACATATCACCTCTACCAATGTTTGGAGGATATGACCAAGCGTCTAACCAAGCGTCATGTTCAGCAATGTCCATGTTTTCAGTCACACTTTGGCTTGGGCGGGATAGCACGATTTTCTCCCAATCTATCGGTTTGTTATGAGAAACAAACGCTTCATTCATGCGAGTATCATTTGCAGGATTCCATTCATTCGGTCGTCGCTGAACATCTCCACTGCTTTCCAATTCCCCTCTATGTCCGAGCACAACTGGATTAGGCTTAGGGTCGTTAGGTAACCTTCCAAATCCTCCGTGACTTCCAAACCATGAGGCTGTAGCGTGGGGTTCGCCCCCGCCTTCAGCCCACCATGTCCCTTTTCTGTTAAGGTCAATCGGTGTAGATTTTTGATACCACTTTGAACCGGACATCGGCTTAGTGGTTAAGAACGGGACTCCACGGTAAGCAGTAACAGGCTCCATACCGGGATAATCTTCTATGTAGTTATACAACTTCATTTGACGAGAAGCCTTGAGCAACCGCCAAGAGAGGTCCATTGGTTCGCCTGTTTGAAACGTACCTAGCGTGGCTTGATTAGACGGGTCAGGATTCATCATTGACTGCTGCTGTTGTTGTCGTTGTTGTAATTCTTGTTGTAGTTTTTGTTGATTTGCTTGCTGTGTTTGCCAATCGGCTATACCTTCATCAACAAAACCTTGTCTTGCTTTGAATGCTTGCTCAAAG